CGTGTTGCAAAGTGTCCGGCCATCTCCGGCTCTAAGACTATAAAGCGCCTCTCACACGCCTCAAGGCCGCGATCGGTGAGCGTGCATGTCACTCCCGTCTCGAGGTGCTTCCATTGCTCGTCGTCGTCCTCGTTCCAGATGAGCCTCCACCGCATCGTCGCACGCCCGACAAAGCGCCGATCTCCGCCGCCGCCGCCTCGGATCTGGACGCCAGCGGAGCGGAGGATGCGCTTGATCTTCTGTTTGCGCATCGTCTCCTCGAGGCCGAGATCGTCAAGGCTTGCACCCTCGGCGTACCTTCGGACAACTCGCGCCACCAGCTCCGGCGCAAACTCCGCCGCTTTTGAGGCGGAGGGCTTCCTCACTTTGCCGAGGCCCATTGAGCGCAGCACGTTACCGACGGTGGAGTGTGAGCATCCCACCTGCTCCGCTATCTTGCGCGTGCTCAGTCCTTGCTTGCGCAGCTCCGCGATCTTCTCGTGATCGTAGAGGTTGCAGGCAGGGGGGCGTCCCAGGTGGCTCTTTAAGCCTGCAGCTCGGCACATGCTGTAAACCGTGCTCGCTGGGATGCCCAGCGTGACGGCGATGGCCTCGGCCTTGTGCCCAGCGCGCCGAAGCTCGATGACGGCGGCTCTCTGTGCGTCGGTGTAGCGTGATCGGCCCATGTCCTGCTCCTGTATGTCGGCGTTGGTTTGCGTGGCGTCGGCTCGCTCTTGATTCGTGACATCAGAGACAATGGCCGCACACATACCACCCGCACCCGCCAAATGGTGACGACGACGCCGTTGGCAGTAACGGCGCTGTCGGACGCCGCCGGAAACCTCTTCCCGCCAATCGCGTCGTCGTCAAAGCCGAGTGGAGGGCTCGAACCTCCTGGCCGCCTGCGGCCTCGGCAAAGTCTGCGCCTCTCGTTACCTCGAACCATATTGGATGCATGGTTTCGTTTATAAGCTGCAAGCGGGACGCAGACTCACCGCTTGCGTGACTGGTGTGTGTCAGGAGCGGAGCCACGCTCGGAGCTCACCCCGCGTCAACCTCGTCCCGTCCTCCCACATGTACGGCGTGGGCTCGTCGTCGTCGCGTCGGCGGGATGGACGATCGCCCAGGGTGGCCATCTCAATGGCGACGGCGCGGGATCCGACTTCGCCGTTGTAGTGCCAGAGATCATCACAGAACCACAGATCGACGCCGAAGACGCGGATCCTGTCGAGACGATAGTCCGCCTTGAAGCCGAGGACGCGGAGCCATGTGGCCAGCTCCGCCAGCGCTCGGCGGCGGTAGTGGTTATCGTCCGTCATCATGATGGTGCGGGAGGCGGCCTGGAGGGCTGCACAGAGGCGCTGGATCGTCTTGGTGTACTTGCTCACGAGGTTTCCTTGCAGGCGTGGAGCCTGCGTCCAATGCGCGCCATCTTCGGCGCTTGTGTCAGTGGAATGACGCGGCCCGTCAAAACTTCGCCGCGTCGCGTCAAAACTTGCTCGTTCCCTTCGCCGACGACGCACGCAACGAGCGCGGACTCAACGAGTGGGCCGTTGGGAGTCAACCGCTCGAGCGCCGCCCCACAGTCGGGGCAACGCTGAGCCCTTGTCCTCGAGGGGCTCAAAGGACAAACTCACGTTGAGCGGCGTACTTGTTGCAGTGGATCTTGGAGACGGCCATTGAGGCGAAGCCGATAAAGCGGCTCATGGCCTGCGGGACGTCCAGCTTGTCTCCGCGCACCGTCCGGGGCGTCTCCTCAAGGATCTGCTCCCAGGTGCGGATGATGGCGCGGGCCTTCACCTCGGGGCTGGCGGTGCCTCGGCGGCTGAGCACGTCGTAGAGATCCCGCGCCGCCTTCTCCCAGGCGTCGGCGGTGTTGGCGGCGGTGAGGTGCCAGCACTTGCGCCCGTGGCGCGCCGCTGGGCACGTGCAGCTGCGGGAGCGGCCAGAGCCCATCACCTGATAGGCGTGGAGGTGTTGGCCGGGTTGGCGCTTGTGCTCAGGGGTGCGGGAGCGGACGAAGACGCCGGGGAGGCCGTCTTGCTCAAACACGGGGGCGGCGTCCGCCATCATGGCCTCGACGGTGGCTGGCATCTCAACGTAGTCCTCTTTGGGCCAGTCGCCCTCCTCCTCCTGGCCGTCCTCCTCTTCCTCGTGGAGGCCGAGGCTCTTGAGGTAGTCCAGCGCCAAGTCCACGGCATCGGGCACAACGTCATAGGTGATGAGGTGTTGCACGCCGCTGGTGTCCTCGGCCCAGACTTCGCCGTTGGTGACGAAGACGACGTGGTTGAGGTGAGCGGCGTTGACGATGAGCTCGCCCACGCCTTGAGTCTCGACGGCCACGACGAAGGGGCGCTCGGAGCTGGGCACGAGGCGGTTGATCTGCGCGACGACAGCGGGGATCGGCAAGCGGCCGTAACGGGTCACGGCGGTGATGCAACGATCGAGGAGGTTGACGGCGGTGAGCATGTCTTGTGTGAGGTTTGTCATTGTGAGGTTTCCTTGTCGGCGGCTCCATTGCCGCGTCGTGTAAATACAATAAGCCCTCCCTCCCTACCCGTCAATAACATTTTGCAAATAATTAAAGGTAAGTCCTTGCAAGGGGCTCAAATAGAGTCTAGCTTTGAGGAGCGCCAGAGGAGGGCGCAAGTGATGAGAGAAGATCTTACCGACAAGAACGCACGCCAGATCAAGGCGTGGTTGATGCTCCGTGGCCTCAAGGTTGCGGACTTGGCGAAGGCGCTGGGAGCGACGGAGACGACGATCTACAACTACTTGGCCGGACGCCAAGCCTGGCCAGCGGTGAGGGCGCGCTTTGTGTCGCTCACGATGGGCGTCCCGTTGCGCGCTTTGCTCGATCCGAAGGGTGAGGGTGCCGCCGCCGCCGCCAAGTGGATGCGCGAGATTGAGGCGCGGGAGCTGGCCGCCGAGGAGGTGGGCAATGAGTGAGGGACGGTATGCATACGGTGAGGCCATCGAGCGCGCCTATGCCCAGGAGGTGACAAAGCGGGGCGGCGTCGTGATGCCCTTGTGTGCGGCCATCGGCAACACGGACGCCATCAAGGCCCCGATGGCGTACACCGGGACGATCCGCCGCGTCGCGCCAGACTTCCTCATTGTGCGTCACGGCGGCGCGATCTGGGTTGAGGTGAAGGCCAAGAGTCAACCCTCCTACTACTTCCGAGGACGGCGCTGGGAGCACGGCTTGGACTGGCACCTCGTCAAGCACTATCGCGCCGTCCAGCGTGAGAGCGGATCGCCCGTCTGGATTGTCGTCCACGAGGATCACAGCCCAGCAAGCGACGACGACGCGCCGAAGTGGGACGAGCGCCACATGGCCCCTTATCCGTGCTGTGAGCCGTCTGGCATTTGGATGTATGCACGCCTTGATGCTGTCTTGGACGCCGGGGAAAGGCGCACCTCCTGGCCGGATGGGCGCGGGGGTAAGTATGGCAACGGCGGGCTCTTGTGGCCCCGTGACATCATGCGTCAAGTGGGGGCTTGATTGTGAACACCTTTGAGCTCCAACGCCAAATCCGCGACGACGCCACCCTCAACGGGGGAGAGGTGGCCGTCCTCCTGGTGCTCACCACCTACCTCCCGCACGCCGCGCCGAGTGTGGACGCGATCGCTCTGGGTTGTCGGATGATGCCCAAGAGTGTCCGGCGCATCCTCCGCCGCCTTGATGGACGCTGGATCAAGCGTGAGCTGCGCCCAGGCAAGAGGACGGTTTACACCTTCAACCCTCCCCTCAAGAACCCTCCCCTCAAGGAACCAGGGGTGTCTCGGTACCAGGGTAGTTTTGAGGGGAGTCACCCTCCCCTCGAGACACCCCCCAAAGAGACAAGAAAGAGACAACCTACTCCGACGACGATCACCGAAGCACGAGAGCGCCTCGGAGAGTGGGAGGCGGTGTGGGACAAGGTGATAGGACATGGGCCGCTCCCGTCCCTCGAGGAGCTGCGCCGCTGGCGTCCGAAGGTGACGGAGGCTCACATCTCCGCTTGTCTTGGTGAGGTGGCCAACGCTCGGACGGCCGGGACAGTCAACGCGCCGCGCTCACTCTTCTTCCACCGCCTCAAGAACACCATCGGCAAGCCGACGCCGACGGCCTGGTCCAAGGCTCAGGTTTTGGCCGCGCTGCGCCCTGCCACCTCCACCTCGGCGCCAGACATGCGCCGCCCCGACTTGCAAGCCCCCGTCGTGCTGCCTCCGCTCGAGGAGACAGACGATCAACGAGCCGAGAGGCTCAAGACATCACGCGCCGCCTTTGAGGCGATGCGCTCAACCCTTACGGAAACCTCATCGTGACAGACTTACACCGCATCGCCGCCCCCGAGGCCGAGGGCGCACTACTCGGCGCGCTCCTGGCCGATCCCGATCAAGTGGATCTCCTCGTCGCCGACGGGCTCAAGGACACCGACTTTAACGTCCACCTCCACCGCCGCGCATGGCGCTCAATGGTGGCGCTCCGCGCCGAGGACATCCCGATTGACGAGGTAACGCTCTGGCAACGCATGGAGGCCGACGGCGCGACGCGCCCTGAGTGGCTCCGTGAGCTGATGGGATGGAGCGGACTGGCGGGAGCAATGCCGACGCACGCCGCCCACCACGCCGGAGTCATCAAGAACAAGGCGCGGCTCCGTGAGCTGCACATGTCGGCGCTGGCGCTGGCCGAGGGGTGCGTCCAGCCGGGAGCAGATCCCGCGACGCTCGGAGAGCGCTTGACGACTGCGCTGGACAACGCGACGCCGCCCCGCCGCTCGGAGCGCGCCCTCAAGTCCGTCCTGGGTGATGTGGTGGCGCAGATCGAGCGCCGCTCCAAGAACGCTGCACCCGAGGGGATCGTGACGGGCCTCGAGGAGCTGGACGCCATGATCGGCGCGTTGGAGGCGACGCGCCTCTACGTCCTGGCCGCTCGTCCTGGGATGGGCAAAACGGCCTTGATGCTCCAGTTGTGCCTCCACGCCGCAACCCGTGGCCCTGTCTACGTCGCTTCGCTCGAGATGAGCGCCGAGGGCTTGACGGAGCGTGCGCTGGCGCTCAAGGCGCGCATCGACGCGGGACTCATCCGTGAGGCGTGGAGGATGAACCATCATCACTGGGAGCAACTGGCCAACGGGCTCCAGAAGATCGCCAACCTCCCGCTGCACATCGACGACGCCCCCGACGTGACGCCAGCGGAGCTCAAGGCTCGCGTCCGCGCCTTCTCCAAGAAGCACGGCCAACCGTCGCTCGTCGCCGTGGACTACTTGCAACGCTTGTCCTCACCCGACACGGGCACGGCCAACCGAGCGGAGCGGGTTGGCGCGGGGAGCTGGGCGTGCAAGGCCATTGCGAAAAATCACAATTGTCCCGTTCTCCTCCTGTCGCAACTCAACCGCAGCTGCGAGGCCAGAACGGACAAGCGGCCGATCCTCAGCGATCTCAAGGAGTCGGGAGACATTGAGCAGGACGCCGACGCCGTTTTTGGCCTCTACCGTGAGGCGTACTACGACGCCGAGGCGGATCCGAGTGAGGCGGAGGTGATCGTGCTTAAAAACAGACAGGGCCGGAGTGGGCGCGCACGCGCCACGTGGATCGGCTCACAAACCCGGTTTGCCGGAGTTGGAGGGATGACATGAGTTCGTTATCAGGGGAGGCGCTTGAGGCGGCGAGCAGGATTTACCGGGCTCGCAAACGCTATGAAACCGACATGCGCAACTTTTGCGCATCTGCTACCGATCGGACAACGCGCTGGGAGGTTGAAGCCATGTCAGACATCAGGCTCTTCCTGACATCAAGGAGAGCCGACGCCGACAAGGTGTGTGCTTCCATTGATAGACACGGGTTGTTCGGGCCTTTCATGGCTCACGACGACGAATCGGGCGAGGACTTGAGGGTGAGGACGTTAAAGTCGTGGCACGTTTGGGATGGCTTTGACAACTGCATGACGCCTCCAATGACACGTGTTGAGGCTCAACACATGCAATGGTGTTTGAATTGGCTTTGGGCACTCAGTTACGGCGCATAGGGGGAACAATGAGCAAGCCAACGACGGAGGAGCTGCTTCTCCACTTCGGCGCGGAGGTGGCCGCAACCCGCCGACGCCTCAACACGATTGACAAGCAATGGGCCAGGACGGCGCAGACGCCAGCGGAGCTCGAGGAGGCGCGTTGTGCGGTGATGCTCAGCATGGCCATGCTCCGACGGCTCAAAGAGATCAAGGACATCTTGGAGGCCACGACATGAAAGACTTTGACATTAGACACGCCGACGCATTGGCGACGCTTGAGAGCTTGGAGACAGGATCGGTTGATGCTGTCGTCACCGATCCGCCTTACTGCTCCGGTGGATTTTCGGAGACGGCGAAGCGACAAGCCAAGGGACAAGGGCTTCGCCGTGAGACGTTGCAGGGGGTTGGTTGGTTTGCCGCCGACAACATGGGATCAGCCGGGCTCGTGTGGCTGTTGCGCTCGGTTGCGCTTGAGTCAATGCGCGTCCTCCGCGATGGCGGCACGCTGTCAGTGTTTACGGACTGGCGTATGGTGCCATTACTCGCGCCAGCGTTGGAGTCGTCGGGACTGCGCTATAATGCGATGGTGGTGTGGGACAAAGGTTATATTGGCCTCGGCCGAGGATTTAGGCCACAACATGAGATCATTTTGCACTTTTGCAAAGGCACCGCAGTTTATCACAACAAGCGGACGTCAAATGTGTTGTGCGCTCCTCGTCCTGTAGCGTCAGAGAGACACCATCAAACGGAAAAGCCTGTCGCCTTGATGCGTCAAATTGTTTCCCTTGTCTCGCCTCTTGATGGCCTTGTGGTTGATCCATTTTGCGGATCAGGATCAACGGCCGTCGCTTGTCTTGCCGAGGGGCGGCGCTTTGTGGGTTGCGATTTTGACGCCGACAACGTCAAGACAGCGCTTGAGCGGATCAGGCAAGGCGGATCAAGGATTGCGCCAGCGTCTCAACAGAAACTTGTTTAGGAGATGAGTCATGGTTGAGCGTCCGAAGTCGTGGAGGGCTCAAGCGGTGGACTTTGCGGGGAGCGTGTTGGTGCTCAGCGCCTTCACCGGGTTTGGAGTCTATTGCATCGTCGCGGGCCACCTCGCCATCCTCCGCCGCCGATGGCGCTGGCGGCGCAAGGTTGCACAAGACAAGGCCAATGGGCATTTTACAGGAGGAGGTAAGCATGGCCGGACGCCCGACAAAGTGCACGCCAGCGGCTCAAAAGATCATCTTTGAGGCCGTGAGGGACTGTCTACCGTACCACGAGGCGGCGCGCCTGGCCGGGGTTGATCCCGCGACGCTCCGCCGCTGGATGCGCCGAGGCGAGGAGGGGCGCAAGCCTTATGACGCATTGTGCGCGGGTATTAAAAAAGCCGAGGCCGAGGCACAACGGACACTCGTCAAGCGGATCGGCAACCCCAACTCAGACGAGGCCAAAGGCTGGCAACGCTGGGCGTGGCTCCTCGAGCGGCGCTGGCCTGAGACGTGGGCTCAGCGCCAACCCGAGGCCAGCAAGAAGGAGGAGATCGTCGTGGATCTCGTCAAGGGTGGTGAGTGATGCACATTGATCCGTCGATAAAGTCTGGTGAGCTTGCGTTCATGTGCGCCGTTGCGTTGGGCGACTGGCCCCGCGACACGATCAACACCAGCGGCGCGCTCTTGCACTATAAGAGGTGCTGGCGTTGGCTTGAGAAGTGGGAGCGCAAGGGGTGGTATGATTACGGCGTCGCCCTTGATTTGGGCTGGTTGACGGATGAGGGCAAGCAACGCGCCGCGCTTGCCGCCGTCGAGCTATCACGCCGTTTAGAGGCGCTCGGCGGTGACGACTGATGGCGCGCCTCATTGCCAACCCTCACCCCGTCCAGCGCGCCTTCTTGTGCGACGACTCCCGCGTCCGCCTCTTCGTCGGCGGCATTGGCTCAGGCAAGACGTGGGCCGGGGCGCTCGAGGTGCTCCGCCAACCCGCTGGCACTCGGGTTATGGTTGTGGCTCCTACCTATCGCGTCCTCAAGGATGCCACCTTGCCAGCCTTTATGGAGGCGGCGCGCCCCCTCGTCCAAAGCCACAAGCGCGCCGAGCTGGTGACGGAGCTTGTCAACGGGACGGAGATCTTGTGGCGGACGGCGACGGAGCCGGACAGGTTGCGTGGGCCGAACCTCGGCGCGATCTGGATCGACGAGGCCGCCATGATCAAGAGCGCCGAGGCGTTTGAGATCCTCGTGGGCCGTCTCCGTCTTGCTCCTGGCCGCATGTGGTGCACGACGACACCCAAGGGCTTTAACTGGCTCCACGATCTCGCTCAGGACGCCGAGGTGGGCGTCCACTACGCCAGCACGAGGGACAACGCCGCGCTCCCGCCTGACTTCTATCAGTTTGTGCAGGGGCGCTACACGACGGAGCTGGCCGAGCAAGAGTTGGAGGGGCGCTTTGTGGACTTGTCCGGTGGCCTCTTTAAACGCAACTGGCTCCCGATCCGCACCGACGCCCTCCCGCCGCCGTCCTCCGGCAAGCGTTACCGCTTCTGGGATCTCGCCGTGAGCACCAAGACAAGCGCCGACTACACCGCCACGGCTCGCGTCACAGTCACCTCAGACGCCACCGTCGTCATTGATGGCGTGTGGCAAGGCAAAGCCTCATGGCCGGAAGTCAAGCGGCGCATCATTGACACGGCGGGATCCGAGCCCGACACTATCGTTGGAGTTGAGACGATCGCGGGGTTTGAGGTGGCGTTTGCTGAGCTTGTCCAGGAGCCCTCAATGGTGGCCTCGGGACTGCGATCTATCAAGCCCTCAAGGGACAAGGCGACACGCGCCGCGCCGCTGGCCGCTCGTGGTGAGCAAGGCAAGGTGTGGCTCAAGGCTGGACCACACGCCGAGGCTCTGGTAGGCCAGGCCGTGACATTTCCACACGGAGCTCACGACGACTTAGTTGACGCCGCCGCTGGCGCGCTGGGGATGACGATCGGGAGCATAGGCCAGCGGGTGAGAGTACAAACGGCGTCGGATCGTCGTCGGAGTAGGAGGACGGTTGAATGGTGAGCACAAAGACAATCCCTGTCACACTGGCCGAGGACGGCTCCGAGGTGGCGCAGTACCGTGGCACGTCGCTTGTCGTCAAGCCCTCAGACTGGCTCCACAGAGCGACGCGCAACGGCATTCCCTTCCACATTGGCCGGGAGGAGTTGGAGCCAACGGCGACGTTTAAGCCAACCCGCGCTCGAGGCCGGAGCGGGGACGTCGGCGAGTATTGGAGGCTCAGCACAACGGAGCCCCTCGTCCGCTCCGCCGTCCAGCAAGCCGTCTCAGCCATCGCCGCCGCGCCGTGGCGCATTGAGCGCCCATCACTGCCGAGCTACCTCAAAGGCAATGCCGCCGCCGAGGCCGCGTTGGATCGTCAATACGACTTCGCCTCAAGGATCTGGGCCAGGTGGACGGCGACGGGCGCGGATCGCGTGTGGAGCGACTGGATCGCCGACGTGCTCCAGTTCAGCCTCATCAGTGGCTTTTACCTCGGCGAGCTTACCGCCGTAGTTGAGCGCTTTGAGACAAACGGTGTCAC